TTTGCCCGTGTTTTTTACTCCCGAAATGTCTCTATCACATACAGTAGCAATACCAATATCGCCAACCACAGGATCAAGAATAATTCCGTTAGCGCCACCTTGTATCCTCATGTAAGGAACGTTATAAACAGGAGCATGTTTCCATAGATTTTTGGATCCGTCCATTGCACTAATCATAGGCTGAACGGTTACAGTTCCAATAGGAGCTAATCCCCCAGAGTTACTAACAGCTATAACTTGAACTGGCATAGCTGTTCTTAACCCAGCTAAAGCCGATTGAATAATAAGTTGTAATCGTCCTATTTCAGTAGCAGCACTTTGGGGAGTGTAATTACTTGGGTATGAATTAGTTGTTTGGGACATAGGGAGGCGGAGATAATCTTGCTGTTGTAAACCAAGGACCATCGGGTATAAAAGTGCTTAATTCATGAGTTACATATTGAATTGCAAATGTACCGTTAGCTTTTGGAATAATAGAAGAAATAGTTATTTGCCTTCCAATACTGATCATAGGATTGTATTCTGACTTAACTGCAAATCCTGCCGCCCAATAAGTAGGATAACCCACCATGCCATTACCTTCGTTTAAAGTAATCGATACACCATCTCTAAATCCATCATTTGCCCATATTGAAACAGTATTGTTTTCTATTACCATTGGAATAGCAGAAGCTCTAGCTATAGTTTGCATTTGCTGGATTACTGAACCATTTAGTTGTTGGTTTTGAATAATAGCGTGAGCGGCATTATCGCCTTCCCCATTAGTAAAGCCATAGTCAATAGATGAGGCTAAAGAGCGGATAACGTCTTCTGCATTAACTGATCCCGGGTAACTTGTTGAAGCTGCTCCTCTTGCTAAAAACTCTGCCCCAGTAGAAGCTTCCACAACAAAACAAACATCAGGAACGCTTGAAAAATCTATATAGCTGGAAATAATATTCCCAGAAAATATTTGGGCTAGTACTTGTCCTTGTATGCCAGCAGAAACTGTTACAGTTCTATTAGTTAAATTTGTGGCATTAGAACCAACATTAGAATAACTATTCATTTGGTCTAATGTCATACCCCACACTCTAAGTTGGAGTTTTGCCAAAACACTAGGGTTTAAAATAACTGCTTGGCATTTTAAACCTGTCAAATTAACTGGTTTTTCATTATCCTGAGAAAATTGAAGATTTATTTGACGAACTGCAAAGGTCATATTAAAGTCCAATAAGTCAAAAGAAATCTGGATCCAAGACTTTGATAACTAGGATCATCAGTACCTTGGGTATCTATAAAAACTAATTGCCCAGTAAAGCCAAGATAAGCTTCTGCTACTAATCCTACTCTATTTAAACAAAGCATAGATTGAACTATAGGGTTGCCGTCGATAAACAAATCAAAAAATAAACCAGTACTTTTTTGATTTAAATTGATTTTGCAATTTTGATTACTAAGTTGAATAGTAAAGTTTTGAGATGCAACAGGAGTTAAAGGTATTATTTGCATATCAATCCCAAGAACTAGGGTTTATTACGCCAAAGTTTATTGCATCTTTTTGGCCCAAAATATTATTATTTTGTGCAGCAGATGGCGGAACTGGGGATACTTGGCCTGTATCTACTGTAACGGATCCAGAGGGTTCTGCTGTATTTGGGGCAGTTGATTTCTGGGCTATTCGTATTTCTTGAAACCATAATTGGACTAATAAAAGAGTAGCGCCTTGTCTTGCTTCTCTTCTATAATCTACATGAACTAAATTCAAATTAGGATAACTTGCATCCGGTGTAGAAATAGTCAATAAAATTAAAGAATCTAAATAATTTTGTATAGCAGCTAAAAAACCTTGTTTTGACATAGAACCATTACCACTACAAGTAACTACGCATCTACAATCAAAAGGCATTGCTACTTTATTATAGTTAGAAAAGCTTCCGCCTTCTACTGGGTAGTTTGGGATTTTTCTTTCGTTTTTATATTCGAAATTAACAAAAGAATCAGGAACTAAAGCAAGATTTCCACTAGCATCAGTAATAGCCCATTTGGTGCCAAATAAATTATTAGGTAAAAGTTGGGCCGCAATATTTAAAGCTGCGCCTACATAACCTGCAGAATTTCTGTTAATGGCTGGAACTCCTGGTAAAGGAGGAACATTAGGGTATGGAATTAAACTCATTATTGATTTCCTACAATGCCATAATCAATTACTGCTCTTTGTTGGATTGCAGCGTTCATATCTTTTGCAATGCCGTCTGGATTTGTTGCTTGAGTATGTACGTTCAAAGTGTTGATTTGGGTGCTTACACTAGTTGTATTAGCTGTACCGGCTTCATGTCCTGCTTGTGCTCTACGGACTAAATCCCAATTACTAATAACTTGGTCAGGATTCATTCCAGTTCTTTTTACCATATCTGCAAGATAAGAAGGAGCGTCTTTATAGTCTTGTCCACTTGGACTACCAAGCCATCCCAAATGACCATTGGATCCGTAAATTAGCTTTCTAAGGGTGTTCATACCCTGGCTTGCTTTTCTATTTAGTAAAGCATTTTGGGCGGCTATTCCAGCTTCTTCGGTTTCAAATTTAGCAAAACCTCCTTCGCCTAAAGTAGCTCCTGGTTGATTTGCAAATTTCAATCCCCCGGGGTTATGTAATCTTTGGGTTAAAGAGCCGCCGGACATACCAGGAGCAGGGGTTCCGCTTTTACCAGTAAAATAATTGTAAGCGCCTAAACCAGCAACTTCAATAGCTCCACCCAAAGCAAGTGCCCCCAATCCTACGCCTAAAGGAATTAAACCAAGAACAGCTGCTATACCTAATAAAGGGATCGCTACGGCTTCAACTGCAGCTACTTGAGATGCTGCTCCACCCAGGGAAGTGTCAAGACCTTTAAAGGCTTCCATTGCAGAAATAGCTATGTCTGCTAATGCATTTAAAGAAGGGTACAATTGACCCATGATGGAATTTTTTAACCCCATCATTGATGTTTCTAAAGCAACAGTTTTTTCCGTAAAAGCAGCAGATTGTTGTGCGCCTTCTTGGGTAATTCTATTAAGTTTTGCTTGTTGCTCTACAAGTTCTTTTGTTTTATCTACGCTTTGGGTAAGCAAATAAAAGGTATCAGCCCCCATTAAAGGAGCTGATAAAGCTAAAGCAGCTTGTATGCCTTTTTCTTCTTTAACTTTAATAAGAGCTTTAGAAAGTTCTAATAAATCAACTTTGCCATTTTTAAGTCCAACTCCTAAACGAGTTAACCCTGTAAATACTTCCTCACCACCAAGCCCAAGACTAAAAGCAGTTAGCCCGCCTTCCATGTTTTGCATAGAAGCGGCAAAATCTTCTGCATTACCGCCCATTGCTTTTACCGCTTGACCCCATGCCGCTAAACTATTAACGTTGATGCCAAGCATATTAGACTGGCGATTAAGTTGGGTATTAGTTTGAGTTACGGAAGTAATTAAGTTTATTAAGTTTTTAAGTCCAGCAACACCAAAAGCAGCTACTCCAAGTCTCATTACCGACTCAGTAACTTTGTCGAAGCTTTCTGAAGTTTCTTTTGCGCCTTTTTGGTTTTGTTTGGAAGACTTATTAGCTTGATCCTCCATTTTTTTAAGAGAATCAACCGCTTTCTTTTGCGATTTATCAAAACCAGAGGCATCAAGCCCCAGTTCTATAAGCAGCGAATCTATTACAGTAGCCATTATTTAGAACTCATTAAAGAGGCATTATGCCTGTCTACAGCACTAATTTCAATAAGTATCCATAAATCTTCAACACCGTAAACGGTATCTAATTCATGTAATGTAGCCATTTTTGACGATATTACAGTTGCTATCGTTTGCGAAGTGGCTTGATACTCAATGAGTCGTTTTGATGATTGGGTTGTGCTTTGGACTCCGAAGTCGATTCTTTTTCGCCTAAAAAAAAATCCATATGAAGATTCCAAATTGCTTTACGTAAAGCAAGTCTAGTTGATACTTCTTCAATATCATCTTCTATTAAAAATCTTTTAACATTTGGACTTGGAATAAATTGCACACAACCCATCATTTCATCCAAAAGTGGCTTAGCCGCATCAAATGGGATTTTAAGCAGATTCATATAACCCACTGCAACTAATCCCGCCATGCCTTGAGAAACTAAAGTATCAGGTATTTCTATGCCAGCATTACCTATGGCAAGAACAGCTTTGATAGCCCAATTTTCTGCTTGGGTAGCACTCATTTCCGTGATAAGAAATTCTTTTCCCTTATCACGGCCTGTTTGTGCTACAAATGACGCTTCTTTTCTAGCCATTTTTTAGATCATTCCTTATTAAATCTGACCGCCAATAATAC